GAAGGGGTAAAGCAAAACTTTAAAAAAAGGATCTTTTGAAAAAAGATTTTAAACACTTTTTATTATATACAACATACATTTAAAAGCAAATTAAATATGCGCGCTCGTTGTGTTAGTCGAGCTTAAAAAAAAGGGGAACTATGATTTTAGAACAATATGAACACCTTAGAAAAACAATTTTTATTGATACAAATACAAATTATATGTATTGCATAGATAGATTAAAAGTTGACGATATATACTCTATAAGATTTTCATTTTATTCTCCTCACACTTCCAAATTTAACGATTTTTTGTTTGAAATTCATAAATCAGATATTACAGAAAATGACGAAGTTTTATTATCTTTAAAAAATGTGCAAGATGAGATCGGAGAAGATCCTAAAGATATTGAAAATTTTTTTGATGATTATTTTGAACGTTTTGAAATTTTTTGGATTCAATGCAGAAATACGTTTTTAAATATTTTAGAATGTAAAAAAGATTTAATTTTAAATAAAGAAAATTTTTTATTTAGACTTCGACAATTTTTAGAACGTGAATTTAGGTTTATTTTGAAACAAAAATATAAAAAAAAGCTAATAATCAAAGTGCGCGCTCCGTGATTCGGTCGCGCGCTATCTTTCTACAATCTCAATTTCAATACTATATTCTTTCGGCTCCCCTCGAGTCTGATAATATTCCCATTCAAACCCCCTATAACTATCCATGAGGCCGTTTCGGCTTTTGGGAAAATACAACTTTGCTATTGCGTCACGTATATTTTTAAACGCTATTATATTGTTGTCACTATCCCATGAGCGCGGTGCGATTCTCGTAAGCTTCACAACTACAGGCAAGGGCGGTAAATCCTTTATGAAGCTATTGACGATGATATATTCTTGCCGAACCCTTTTCGCACGTGCTTGCCAATGCTCTTTAGCGTTTGCAATGGGAAAGAGCTTGTATGGTATCTTTACTTTCATTATCTAGCTCACACTGTTCTATAATTTCACTAAAACCAAATGCAATAATTTCATAAGTAACTTTATTTAAATAAAACATCGCTGACGCAAGCCTTGAAACATTTGTAGGTTTTTCTTCTAAAGCATTGTAAAAAAGCTTGTTACCATTTTCGTAGTCTCTCAAGAGCCCTTTATAAATTTTATCTTTATTTTTTTTATTTAAATTTTGTCTCATTTTGAAATTGACCTTTCTGTGACTTTTCCAACATCTTTTTCAAAATTAAACTCTAGCATGCATGTGGGGCCGAACCTATTTTTCTCGATAATAACTTCAAAATTCGTCAAATAATAATCATCTCTTTTTTGTATGCTTTCATGAAGCAACAATATTAAATCTGCATCGGCTTCTATCTGTCCACTGTCTCTCAAGTCGCTTTTGGTCGGTCTGCGATTTTCTTTTTCTGATGCTCTAGAAAGCTGAGATAAGCAGATAATAGCGGTCTTAGTATCTTTTGCGAGACATTTAAGTTCTCGTGTTAGATAGCTAATTTCATTTGTTTTGCTGTCAAAACGTTGACGATTTTTTATAAGTCCGAGGTAATCTATAAACACAACTTCTAATTTATATTTTCGTACATGCTCTTTAACAATTTGTATAAGATCATTTATATAAATGCTTTCGTCAATTACATAGAATGGGGTTTTCTTTAAAGTTTCAGCGCAAGAACATAGTTTTTTATATTGATCTTCATATAGCAAACCTTCTTCAACTTTTTTCATCGAAAGATTAGCAAGATTGCAAGCAAGCTTAGCTACTAGAGCGTTGTCAGTCATTTCTAGCGAAATGAAAAGGCATGGTATTTGCTTTAGAATGAGATTTAAGCATACATTTAAACTAAAAGTGGTTTTGCCAACCCCTGGACGGGCTCCAATTATTACTAAATGGCCCTTGGTGATACCAGAGGTGGGTATATCTAAGCTTTGATAGCCCCATGAATGCCCCTTCATCGGTAATTTATTTTGCTTTCGTAGCTCCATGGCTTCTTTGATATGTTCTTCAAATGATTTATTTTCTTTAAAATCTTGTAAAACGGCTTTGATTATTTTAGATTCGCTTTTAATAAAAAGCGGTAAATCTAATTGCTTCTTGACGTGTTCGTCTCTTTCTTCAGCTATTGACAAGGGATTTTCACAGATATTTTGCAAATAAGTTTGCGTTTCTTTGCAAGATTTTCTAGCAGATGCAAATTTTCTAACTATTGTTAGTCTGTCAGAAATTTCAATATCATAACTTGCTTGCGATAGTAGATTTTCTATATAGCTTAAAGTGATATTATATTTTTGCATTCTTTCAGCTATTAAATAATGATCGCCCAGCAGTCGCTCTTTTTTAATATTTTCTAGCTCTTCGAAAATCTTGCGAAAAGTCGGTTCTTGAAAATCTTCGCTTGTCGCACTTTGTAAAATTTCATCTCGCATTTCAAAATCAAATAGCGCACATGCGATTAAATCTTTCTCAGCTTCTAAGTTTACTATTGAATCTATGTTATTTTGCATTTTAAGGCATCGTCCTTGCGTTAAAATCTTTTGTTAATGTGTTGAGTTAGCTAAGTGTATTGACTGCCTTAAAATCGAAATTTAGGGCATTCTGTAACATTTCGTTATTTTCTAATGGAATTTCGGGATACTCTTCCTTTTTTTCAAAAGAAAAAAATTCTCTTTTATTTTGTTTAGTTTCTTTTGTATGTCCGTATTGCGGACTATAAAAATTACTTGAGACGGACCACCCTAGTACGTCGCGCGGACTACCCCCCGCAAATAATTTTTTTATATTAATTTGAATAACGTTTGTTTGTTTAGTTTTTTCGCAAGTATTTCGTTTAATAAAAATAAAATTTTTTTCTTCAAGTGTTTTAAGACAATTGACACATGTGCTTTTAGCTAAACCCGAAAGTTTTACAATTTGAGACAAAGAAATTTCGTCTTCTAGCTTTTGAAAGCCAAACGTTTTTCTAAAAATGACTTGTAAAATTCGATCTTCAATTAAAGTTAAAGTAGGCAAAATACTATCAAAATAATAGTTCGGAATAGCTGTATAACCGTGTTTGTATAAGTCAGCTAAAATAAGATTATTATTGCTCATAAATACCTCTGCGTATTTACAAACTTATTTACTATTGCAATAAAACACGTTTTGTTATTATCTTAATAGCCCCACTAAGTTTGTATCTTAATTATTGGGGACCCTACATTTACGTTTGTTTAGTTGAAATGTGGGATTCAATGCGCTTCGCGCACCTCATATCGCTAAATATGAGACACAAAAAGCCCTAGGAGGTTAGTAGCTCTTAGGGTTTTTCTTTTTTAAAACGCAATTATTTTGTATCTTGTAAATTATTATGTATTTGTCGTAAAGGTATTTATGAGTGAATGCCCGAAAAAACCCCCCACGTCATGGCGTGAGGTTATTAATGAGATTGTGAATAATTTTAGAATAGATAACGTTTCTAGAATGATAATTATATCGTGGATGATTTTAATCGCTATTTTTATTTGCGTTAAATTTTTTAGACTTTAAACCGCCTTCCACTAAGTCTTTTAAAGTTACTTCTCCGTTTGTGGCCTCTACAATATTGTAAGCCGTAATTAAAGCAAGTGGTATATCACCATTGCGCCATCTCCATATCACTTTTAAATTAGAATCAACAGCTTTACACAGCTCGTTAAACGTTAAATTGTACTTAGACATATATTCTTCAAGAGACATAATATTTTCCTTTTTTACTTGCATTATTTATGCTTATAAGCTATAACATGATTTTAGTAAAAAGTAAACAAGAAAAGGAAATTAAAAATGATTATAAGTGAAAAATTTGATGCTATAGACGAAGCAATAAGACAAGTACAAATTGAAGTTGAAAGAGCAATCTTTGACAAAAGAAACCCCCATCACAAAAATCAATATGCAAGTTTAGAAAGCATTATAACAGCTTTAAAAGGCCCTGCAAATAAACACGGAATGTCTATTATTCAGCATCCGGAGCTTTGTGACGGTTCGCCTACTCTTATCACTCGTATATCTCATAAAAGCGGACAATTTATGATATTTAAGCATCCGCTTTATGTGCCCTTACCTGATATGCAGAAACTTGGTGCTGCTATTACTTATGCTCGTAGATATGCTTTGATTAGCATTTTTTGCATAATTACTGGTGACGAAGTAGAAATACAAGATGACGACGACGACGGCAATTTATGCAGTGAGCAAGTTCAAAAAGAAATAGCACAAAGAAAAGTTAAAGATGCAACAGAAAGCAAGATAACTTCAGCACAACAAAACAATATTTTACATTTGATAGAAAGCAAAAACAGCGATTTAAACGCAGTTTTAAAGCATTATAAAGTATTAAAATTGGAAGATTTAACGCATAGCCAAGCATCTGAAGCTATACGACATTTACAAAAGTAACAAAAGTAACAAAAGGTAATACATGAAACAACTAAACATAATTGGTTTTCTTGGCAAAGACCCTGAATCACGCTATACGCAACAAGGATCAAAGGTAACAACGTTCTCAATAGCTTGCGGAAAAGATGAGGAAACTTTTTGGATCAGATGCACGGCTTTTGGAGATGTTCATGACAAGATGATCAGCTTTTTAAAAAAAGGGTCTCTTATCGGTGTGCAAGGCGATTTAAAAAAGCCAAAAACATATCAAGATAAATCAGGAGTTACGCAAGTATCTTTAGAGTTAATTATTACTAACCTCTATTTTTTACCTTCTAAATCTAGCGAAAAAACTGCTTCCGAAATCTCTGTAACTGATGAGCTACCGTTTTGAAAACATTAACATTAGAGCAAGGCTCGAAAGAGTGGCTTGAGAAAAGAAAATGCTGTATCACTAGCACTGATGCAGCCTCAATTATGGGCCTAAACCCATACAAAAGCCGTAAAGATGTCCTCAAGGAAAAGCTTGGCCTTGGTCAAGAGCAAGAAGAAAACGAAGCAATGAGGCTTGGGCGTGAGCTTGAGCCAAAAGCACGTGAAGTATACATGCTTCAAGAGAATACAATAGTCATTCCAGAGGTCTGTGTACATGATGAGTACCATTGGGCTATGGCTTCACTTGATGGGCTAGCAGAGGGTGGTCAACATATTCTTGAAATTAAGTGCGGTAAATCTGCTTTTGAGCAAGCACAAAGAAAGGAAATACCTGCTTATTATCGCTGTCAGATGCAACATGCACTTTTCGTAACAGGGTTGAAGGTGTGCCATTATTTTTGTTTTTGGGAAGGAAAATCAATACTTCAAATAGTGCATAGAGACGAAGAATTTATTCTTAAGCTTATTGAAGAAGAGCAAAAGTTTTACGATGAAATGCTTTTTACTGATCCTCAAACTTTAGTAATTAATCAAAGTGATGATAAACGCTTAGAAGAGGCCATTAAACGCTTCGAACATCATAAGCAAAGTATAGAGTCACATGAAGCACTAAAAGAGCTTGCAAGGCAAGAAATTATTGATCTTTGCGATGGTAGAGATACTGAAGCTTACGGCTACAAGATTACGAAAAATTACGTTAAGGGGCGTATTAAGTATGATGCAATACCAGATATCACCGGCATCGATTTAGAAAAATACCGCTCTGAAGGTACAGAAAATTGGGTTATTAAAAAGCTTAAGTAAAGGGCTATATGGATTGGAATAACAAAGAACAAGTTTTAGAGGCTGTTAAAGAGAATGGTTGTGATCTAAGGTTTGCAAGCGAAGCTTTGAGGAATGATAAAGATATTGTGCTTACAGCTGTTAAAGAGAATGGTTTGTGTCTGAGATATGCTAGCAAATATTTACAAAATAATAAAGATATCGTGCTTGCAGCGTTACGAGATAATGGTTTTTCTTTAGACTATGCAAGCAAAGCTTTACAAAATAACAGAGAAATAGTTTTTGAAGCTGTTAAAAACGATGGTTTGGCTTTAAACTACGCTAGCGAAGATCTTAAAAATGATAAAGATATTGTGTTTGAAGCTGTTAAAAACTGTTGTTGGGCTTTAGAGTATGCTAGAGAATCTTTAAAGAAAGATAAAGATATTATACTTGCAGCGATTCAAGAAAATGGTTTTGCTTTAAAGTTTGCAAGCGAAGATTTACAAAATGATAAAGAGATTGTGCTTAAAGCTGTTAAAAACGAAGGTTCAGCTTTAGAGTATGCTAGCGAAACATTAAAAAATGATAAAGATGTTGTGCTTGAAGCGGTTAGAGAGATTGGTTTAGCTCTAGAGTATGCTAGCAAAAATCTTAAAAATAATAAAGATATTGTGCTTGAAGCTGTTAAAAACTGTTGTTGGGCTTTAGAGTATGCTAGCGAAGATCTTAAAAATGATAAAAATATTGTAATCAAAGCTGTTCAAAAGAATAAATGGGCTTTTAATCATGCTAGCGAATATTTACAAAATGATATAGAGGTATTAAAAGCATATAAACAACATGAATAAATAAAACCAAGTAATTTTGGCTCTTAAGCAGACAGGAGCCTTTTAAAATAAAAAAACTCAAACATTAGCAGTGTTTGAGTTTCCAACGAACTTAAAGTTCCTTAGTGATGTTTAATTCTATTATGTAAAAGTACACAATTTTATGCAAGCTTTGGCGAGCTTGTATAGTATATAAGATTAAATCTAACACGATTTATGTCTTCAGCATATCAATTATTTGTAATAATTACAAGCTAACAATTCCAAGCTCTCAAAGCTTTATTAATTCTTGAATCAGGGTCTCTAGCTGTTTTTTCGCTTGTAAGCTTAGCTTTCATGCCTGACATTCTAGAGCAAAACGACTTTTTACGCCCTTCATCTTTCTTAGTCTTAGGATTCGGAGCAGGGGGCTTTAAATTCATGCCTTCGGCTTTAGCTGACGCCCTGCCTTTAGCATTGAGTCCACCTTTGGGATTTTTCCCCTCTGCACGTTGCCACGCAGGTGTTTTAGGCATATTACACGCTCCTATAAGCTTTTGTCTTTTCTGCTATCTTTTTAGGCTGTTTAACAAATTGCTTACCCTTAGCATTACCTTGAGCCTTAGCTTTATTTGTCGATGATTTTTCTTGGCTTGTAAGTGATTCCCAAGCAGCTTTAGGCAAATACCTTTTCTTGCCTTTGCTTGGCTTGCCGTCTGATGTTGTCCACTCTTGCTTGCCCCATTCTACAAGGGACTTCTGAGGGTCTTTCATGACTTG